GGATTTGAACGACATGCCCCCATCGTGCCAGCGAGCCCGCCTCTGCTTGCAGTTACGGCGTGCCGCTCACTGTGCCCGTGCCGCTGTAGTTCAGCGACGACAAGGCCCGCTCCAGCGAAATCCGAAGTTCCTGCTGGAGGATGAAGGCGACCTGCCGCTGGGATTGCCGCCATGCCGTTTCCACTGGCGGCTGGCCTTCGGTGCCGCCGGGCTGCATTCGCGGAATCACGATTGGCCTGTTCGACTTCTTGAAGAAAGCGTGCGGGTTGTCCGTAGAAACACCACCGTCGCTTTTCCTCATGATCTTGAACGGGCCGGTTCCGCTGAGGCTCGACGCGATATAAGTCGGGACTCGCTCGCGCACCTCGTGCAGCACGCCGCTGCCCTGAACGGTCTCGATAATGAGCCTTCCGTTTCGCCGTCTAGCCCGCTGGTATGGCGCTGTCGGGCTGCGTCGCTGGTACTGCCGCTCCTTGGGGCCGCCGGTGGGATTCCTCCCGCTAGGCACCTCGCGCTGCTTCGTTCCGAACTCCAGCCACCACTGGTGAAAGGCCCGGTCTGGCCCCAGCTGCACACCGCCCGGCGTGATCTCTTGGGCTTCGCCTTTGCCGGATCGGTTGTATCCAATGAGGCCCACGGCACCGCCGTCTTTGCCGTACACCCTCACCTTGTGATTGACGGCCCGCTTCAGGTTGCCAGTGGGGCCAACAGGCGTCACCTCGCGCAGCCGCAGGAACGCGGGCCAGATCGCTTTCTCCAGCGCCTCGCCCAGGATCGGGGCCACTTCCTTCGGGGCAAACAGATTCCGCAGCGAATCGCGAAGGCCCGCTATTTCTTTGGAGTCGAGTTGGAGCTTGATCCCGGCGACGGCCATTAGCCGACGTTCTCCTGGCAGATGATCTCGTGCTCGCTGCGGTTGTTGTGTTCGAGCAGGCTGACGATCTCCAGAACACGGCCCCCCCACGACAGCCGCATGTTTTGCGTCAGGCCCGGCAGGTAACGCATCCGCACGCGGTGGCTCATCGAGACCTGATTCTGCCCGGCAAGGAGAGCCTCGCGGGCGCTCACGCCGTCCACGCTCGCCCAGACGCTCGTGGAGTTGCTCCACGCCAGCACCGTCTCGCCCAGGGCATTGGTCGTGCCGCTGGCGATCTGGACCGTAACGCGATCGCGGAGCTTCCCGGCGTCGATCATCGGTACGAGCCCCACTTCTGCGAGTCGAGCAGGGACGACACGGCGAACTCCAGTTCTTTGGAGATCGAGCCCACCAGCACCGTGCTGCGGTTGTCGTACCAGAAGCCCACGAGCATCAGCATTGCGTGGCGGATCGCGGCGGGCACGTCGCTCCCGCTGTTCCCGTAGCCAGCCCACCACGTCACACTGATCGCGTTGTCGTCTTGCAGGTGCGGGGGCCACGTCTGGCCGTACAACGCCTTCACGGCCCCCGGCGTGCTGTGCCGATCCACGCGGTAACTCGCCGACGAGTAGGTGGCCGTCTCGCCCGTCTGGAAGGTGAACGTCAGGGCGACGGCCGTGGCTGTGCCAGCGGTCGCCATTGGCGGGCGGGGGAGCTCGATGTCCATCGTGCCGTCTGGTGGGAATCGGTCGAACCTCATCACCCACTGCGTGTAGACGAGCGTGCGGTCGAGGTACTGCTCGCACCACTCACGCGCTGAAGTCACGAGGGATTGGACGTAGGCATCGTCTGCGTTGCCGTCGATGCGGCAGTGGGCCTTCGCCTCGGAGAGCGTCACGGGCTCCACGGCGGGCGGCGTCTGGCGGCTGAGGCTGCGGTACTTCACTTCTTGCGTCTCCGCTTGGGCGTGGCGTCGGCCGTCTCCACGTCGCGCTCGACGGCGGCCGTCTCGATCAACTCCTGCTGCCGGTCCTCCACCGCGAACCGCCGGGCGATCAACTCTTGAGCGAGCCCGCCGGGGATCTCCACCACCTGCCCGGCGCGGTAGCTTCGGAACGAACGCAGCATCCTTAGTTTCTTCATTGGGGCACGCTCCATGCAGTTTCGGGCTTCTGCATCGTGTTGCAGTATTCGGTGGCGTGCTGATAGACGGGCTTGCCGAGGTCTTTGCCGGGCCATGTGAAGACATACTCGCCGTGGCCGATGCACACCCGTGGCGTCACGAACAAGCGGTTTCCGCTTTCTCGCCAGTTGACCCAGAATGCAATGTCGGCATCTCGCCGTGGCCGCCAGTTCGGATCGCCCGGCGTCTTGGGCTGCTCCTCCCAGGTGCCGTCGCTGTTGGGCAGTTCCTGCATCCACGGCAGTTTGCACCGCTTCAGGGCGGCCGTGCTCAGGATGGTGCAGCCGAAGTGCGCCGTGTCCACTTCCTGCACCGGCTCGGCAAACCATTCCTTCGGCAGCGTTGTCTTGCCGCCCTCGGGCGGGTTTTCGAGCGTGCCCTTTAGGGTCAACATCGGCCTGCCGTCTTCCCGCTTTGTTTGCAGCGGGGCGAGCGCGTCGCACTGGAACGTCATGGCAAGGGCGAATAGCTGCTCAAGATCATCGCGGCTGAACGCGCTGTCGTAATCGATAACGAGAAGGTACTCGCATTTGTCTACGAACTTCTCGCAAACCCTCGACAGGCATTGGGACCAAAACGCCCCCTGCATCATTGTGGGCCGTATGCCGAGCGGCATGAGCGCCTGCGCCCATGTGTAGAAGTTCGACATAAACCCGAGCCGGGGGACGCTCATCACGGCCTCCACCCGAACGTCTGCCTCAGTACCACCCACGCGAACGATCATGTGCTACCTCAAAAAGAGAGCGGGCCGCCCCGTTGTGGAGCGGCCCGCCCAGTTTGCACATCACGTCAAGCCGTCAGGCTCACGCACCGACGAGGCCGATGACCGGACCGGCGACGGTGGACGAACCGAGGTTCGGGTGAGCGATCGCCACGCGGGCGACGGCCCGAATCACGGTCTGGTCGCTGAGGAAGTTCACCTGGTCGCTGCTCGCGATCTCGATGGACTGCCGCACGCCGTAGTAGGAGCTGTTGGCCATGTTGCCGTACAGCGCCATGACCGCACCCGTCGAGTCCGCACCGCTCGGGAGCCGGTCGGTGAGGACCACCGGCGAGCCGAGGAACGTCAGACCCATGCCCTGCGACAGACCGACCGAACCGCCCTGGTTCAGGTCGAGAGCCTGCATGCAGGTCGCGAAGAAGAACGGCGAGCAGAACCACTTGGCACCCTGACGCGAGTGCTGCGGCACGGCCGCCATCATCGCGAGCAGGTTGGCCTTGGTCACCTCGTCGGGGGTGTCACCGGCAGCGGTCACGAGCGACGCCGCGTAGGTAGCACCCGAGGAGGCCAGGAGGCCGCCCGTGTGGCTGGTCACAAGACCGGCCACGCCAGGAGCGTTCGCCGGGTTGCCGCTCCACGCAGCCGCCTCGACGGCGTTGGCGAGCGACAGCCCAAGTTCCGTGGCGATGAAATCCGAAATCGAAACGATCGAGTCAGCAAGCAACTCGCTCGCGATCACCACGGCCCCACTGACCTTGCGAGCCGTCAGCGAGACCTGATTCATGGTCGGGTCGCTGGCAGTGATCGCGGTGTTCTCGTCGATCCAGTACGCGGTCGTTCCGCCGGACCTGCGAGGAAACTGGAGCACGTCGCTCGGCATCGCCACGCTCGTGGCGTTCTGAGCGAAAGCCGAATACTGATCGACGAGCCGGATGACCGTCGAGGAGAGCACGTCGGGCACCACGGCCGAACCGCTGTTCGCCGAGGTCGAACCCATCGCACGGGCCTCAACGCCGTGATCCTGGCACCACCGCTTGGCCTCAGCGTCGCCGCTCTTGGCCTTGAACCACATGCCCACCTTGTAGGCGTCTTCGGCCTTCTCGAACGCACGGAGGCGGCCGGAGAAGGGGACGGCCTCGATGCGGACCTTGGGCTCGTCGGCACGGACCTCGGGGGCGGGCGAGCAACGCTCGACCACGGATCGCAGGCTCTTGGCCGACTCGACGACCTTCTTCTCGAAGTCGATCTTGGCGGTGAGTTCGTCGGCACGCTTGTTGAGGTCGATCAGTTCGACATCGCGAGCGGTCGTGTCTTCGGCCTCGATCGCAC